TATCTATACCCTGCCTAGTATAAATCGCATACTCAGCCTAGTAACAAAGAAATGACATTTCGCGCCATTCACGGCGCTCAGCTGGGAGGCATACGTGGCAGATAACAGTGCCGATATTGCCAAGCGAATTATCCTTGGCTGTGTAGCAGAAGGTATGACCATAGACGCGGCTTGTTCTTCAGCCGGTAAGTCTATGAAGACTTATGAGTATTACCGTCGCACCGATAAGATCTTCTGCGACAAGATTGACCGTACTAGGCTCGGTCTAAAGGAGAAGTCTTTCGCCTCCGGCGATGTCCACGACATTACTTTTACCGAGTTTAGGAAACGCTTCCTACACTCAAACACTTTTCCGCACCAGCAGAACCTAGTAGATATGATCGAAACTGGTAAACCTTCTTGGTTGCACCCCAGTATGAAGTATGAGCCAGGAGTGGCCAACAACCGCATCCTGCTAAATATCCCGCCCAACCACGCCAAGTCAATGACCATTACGGTTGACTATGTAACTTGGCAGGTAGCTCGTAACCCTAACTTTAGAGTGCTAATAGTTTCACAGACTCAACGCCTAGCATCAGACTTTCTCTACGCCATCAAGCAACGCCTGACTCATCCTATGTATGAAGACCTCCAGAGCGCTTATGCTGCTGGCGTAGGGTTTAACTCTAAGTCTGCCTCGTGGCAGGCTACCCGTATCACCTTTGGTGATGAGCTGCGTGAGACCGCTGAAAAAGACCCGAACATCGAAGCAGTTGGTATCGGCGGTCAGATCTACGGCAAGCGTGCCGATATGATTATTGTAGATGACGCTGTTACTTTATCTAACGCTAATGACTTTGAACGACAAATCAAGTGGCTAACCCAAGACGTTAGATCCCGTCTTAACCCTACTGGTAAGTTAATTATTATCGGTACCCGTGTGGCATCCGTTGACTTGTACAAGGAACTACGCAACGAAGACCGATACCCTGGCGGTATCGTGCCTTGGTCATATCTTGCGATGCCGGCGCTTTTGACTGTAGATGATGAACCCGACAAATGGGAAACTCTTTGGCCAGCATCTGACCAACCATTTGATGGGCAGAAGGAAGATGAGAAAGACCCAGAGACTGGATTCTATCCTAGATGGAATGGTCGCAACTTATTTAACGAACGCCAATCTATGGATGCTTCGACCTGGGCTTTGATTTATCAGCAACAAGATATATCAGATGACGCCGCCTTTGACCCAGTATGTGTTCGTGGCTCTATTGATGGTATGCGTAAGTCTGGCCATCTAGTTGCTGGCCACCCTGGACACCCCAGAGACTTAAATGGCTTCACCTACATCTGTGGTTTAGACCCAGCGATGATTGGTGATACCGCAGCTATCTGCTATGCCATTGACCGCCAAACTAAAAAAAGGTACATAGTAGATGCTATTAAGATTAGCCGGCCGTCTCCAGCTGCTATCCGTAATCTTATTTTTGATTGGACATCCCTCTACTCCCCCTCCGAGTGGATCGTCGAAAAGAACGCCTTCCAATCCTTCTTAACACAAGATGAAGGTATCAGGATGCACTTAGCATCCAAGGGAGTACAGTTCAAGGAACACCATACTGGATCTAATAAATGGGATGCCGGTTTCGGTGTAGCTTCTATGTCTACCTTGTTTGGTACTAAGCAGTTCGATGGCAAGCACCATAGAGATAATCTAATACATCTGCCATCAGATCAAACTGAGAACATTAAATCTTTAATTGAACAATTAGTTACTTGGTCTCCTAGTACTAAAGGCAAGACCGACTTAGTTATGGCGCTCTGGTTCTGTGAAATCAGAGCACGCGAACTACTTAACTATGGTCAGTATGCCACCCACCATATGAAGAATCCATTCCTCTCTCGGCAAGAGATAGGCAAGCGAACTGTCATCAACTTAGATGAAGCCTTCGCTGAACAAAACCGTATGCAAGTAATTTAACAAGGGGAAATAAAATGAAAATACCAAAGCCAACAAAGCCAATAACAGCTGTTAAGAAAACATCTCGTCCAGGTTCTACTAAAAAGCCAACTGGTGCGCCAAGTGGCCCTGGTATTAAGCCACCAACTAAGCCAGGCGGCCCTGCTGCTGAAAAGAAACTTACTAAGCAATACGGTTTAAATCAAAAGAAAACTAAGTAAGGATACCTAATGGCAGCTATGAAAAAAACTACAACAAAGAAGTCATCAGATGGTTCAAACACAAAACCATTTAACATTAGGTTAATGACTATGAACGCACTTGTTGGTAAAGAAGAACCTAAGAAGGCGCCTAAAAAGGCAACACCTGCAAAGCCTAAATCTAAGTCAACTGGATCTGCTGTTAAAGAATACCAGCGCCAAGTATCACCTAAAGGCGTTAAGAAAACCGAAGAAGGCGCTAAGAAGGGCCTTGATAAGAAGTATCCAGGTTTATACAAGAAGTCTAAGTAAGGAACCCCATTGCTATCAGTCAAAGAAGTTGACGCGAAGTTATCGCGCCTACGCACACGGTCAGCATCACGCGACCAACGTATGCGCGATGTGCTCTCGGTGCGTCAAGGAGATATCTCCAAGGTATTTCCTTCAATGTTTTCAGAGGACTATCCAAAGCCTCTGGTTGCAAACTTCATTGACGTAGCAGCGCGTGACTTAGCAGAAGCGATGGCACCCCTGCCATCCTTTAACTGCTCAGCAACTAATATGGTCTCGGATGCTGCTCGCAAAGCGGCAGATACTAGAACTCGTATTGCTAACTTCTATGTTTCAAACTCTGATCTACAGCTACAGATGTATACCGCAGCAGACTGGTATAACACCTATGGTATGTGTATCGGTATGGTCGAGATGGATTACGATGATAACAACCCACGTATCCGTATGCTCAATCCATTTGGAACTTATCCAGAGTTAGATCGCTATGGTCGCACCTTATCTTTGACTCAGGTTATTATCAGCGATGCTGAAACGCTAGCTGCCCAGTATCCAGAGTTCTACGAACAAATCCTTGGTAGAAACAACTACCAACTAGGTTCTCCTTATGTGTCAATGGTTAAATACCACGACAAAGATCAAGACTTGCTTTACTTACCAGAACGAAAGAACCTAGTACTATCACGTACTCCTAACATTCTTGGTAAGTCTATGGCACGTACCGTGATGCGCTCATCTTTAGATGGCGAAGCACGCGGTCAGTTTGATGATGTGCTCTCTGTTCAACTTGCTCGAGCTCGCTTTGCAATCCTTCAGATCCAAGCAGCAGAGAAATCTATCCAAGCACCTATTGCTATTCCACAAGATGTTCAGGAACTTGCCCTCGGCCCTGATGCCATTATGCGTTCTGCTAATCCGCAAGGCATTCGTCGTGTTCCATTAGAACTTCCCGCTGGAGTATTTACTGAATCCAGTGTATTAGAACGTGAACTTCGTATGGGTGCTCGATACCCAGAATCTCGTTCAGGCAATATGGACGCATCTGTTATTACAGGTCGCGGAGTTCAAGCGTTACAAGCTGGCTTTGATACACAGATCAAGGCAGCACAAGCACAGTTTGCTAGATTGTTTACCGAACTTGCCTCACTTTGCTTTGAAGCAGATGAGCAAATCTTTGGTGGAATCCCTAAGACTATTAAGGGAACCGATGACGGTACACCTTATGTACTTAAATACAGTCCATCTCGTGATATTAAAGGCGAGTACGGCGTAGATGTACGCTACGGAATTATGTCTGGTATGGATCCTAACCGTGCCATCATTGCTTTACTACAAATGCGTTCAGACAAACTTGTATCTCGTGACTATGTACGTCGTGAAATCCCTATGGATCTAAATGTTACTCAGGAGGAACAACGTGTTGATATTGAAGAAATGCGCGATTCTTTGCGTGTTGCTGTTGCACAGTATGCTCAGGCGATTCCGGCTCTCGCGGCGCAAGGCCAAGACCCTTCCGAGATTATCAGCCGTATCGCAACTGTTATCCAAGGTCGGCAAAAGGGCCAAGCACTAGAGAACATTATTGAAAAAGCATTTATGCCAGCACCAGCACCAGAACCAATGATGCCACCAGAGATGGCGGGTATGCCTGGCGCAGAACAGATTCCAGCAGCAGGTGCGGCCTCCGCCCCTGCCTCGCAGCAACCTCCAAATCCACAAGGCGGTATGGCCCCTGCTGCTGGTCAAAAACCCGATATAGCCCAACTACTAGCCGGTATTACCGGCGCAGCATAA